GCTGGAGCTGAAGAAGCAGGCACTGGCAGGCAAGATGGAGCTGGACGGCTTCAAGGCTGGCCAGCAGGCTCAGCAGGCAGAGAAGAAACTGCAGGCTGACCAAGAACGCGAAGGTGTCCGCATGGGCATTGACATCGCCAAGAGCAAGCAGCAGTCCGCTGCCCAAAACCAAAGGAAAGGCCCCCGTAACCAATGATCTCCGAATTCGCACGCGTATTGCGCGAAAAATTACGCACCGACATGAACAACTACGCCGATGACTTGGCGGGTGGGGCATGCCGCTCTTTCGACGATTACCAAAAACTCTGTGGTGTGATTCAAGGCCTAGCTACCGCAGAGCGTCACCTCCTCGACCTTGTAGAGAAAGTAGAGCAATCAGATGAGTGAAATCATTCTGCCTCCGGGCATTACACTGCCCAAACACATCCAACCGATCGACGCCCCCGAGGCCGATGCGGACAACGAAACCAAAGCGTCAGCGCTGCCTATCCCGACCGGATACAAGCTGCTGTGCGTCGTGCCCGAGGTCGATGAAAAGATCGCCGGTACGAGCCTCGACCTCGTTCGAGATGCTGCGACCATGCGAGCGGAAGAACATGCCACCACGGTGCTGTTCGTGCTGCGGGTCGGACCAGACGCGTACAAAGACCCTGCCAAGTTCCCGTCGGGCGCATGGTGCAAAGAGGGTGATTTTGTGCTCGTGCGCACCTACACAGGTACGCGTTTTAAGGTGTTTGGTAAGGAGTTCAGGGTTCTGAACGACGACCAAATTGAGTGTGTTGTGCAAGACCCACGCGGCTATACCCGCGCATAAGGAGCAGAAATGAGTGAATACAAATTCCCAGACGAACTGGACGACGACAAAAACGTCGATCTGGAAGTCTCAACTGACGGCGATGTCGAGATTGAGATCGTCGACGACACCCCTGAGAAAGACCGGGGCCGCAAACCCTTGGACCGTGACGTGGCTGACCCCACGGACGACGAGATCGAGAGCTACTCCGACGGCGTCAAAAAGCGCATCAAGGAGCTGACTCACGCACGTCACGACGAGCGCCGGGCCAAAGAAGCACTGCTGCGCGAGAAGCAAGAGCTGGAGCGCCTCGCCCAACACATGGTGTCGGAGAACAACCGACTCAAGCAGTACGTCAACTCGGGCACGGAGCAGTACGCTGCATCCCAGCTGTCACTGGCCGAGACTGAGGTGGAGAAAGCCAAGCGTCAGCTCAAGGAAGCGACAGAGGCATTTGACACGGACGGCGTTGTCGCGGCACAAGATGCCCTGATGGATGCCAAGATCAAGTTCCAAGCTGCAAAAAATTTCCGCCACACCCCTTTACAGGTGGAGGAAACTGATGTACAAACTCAGCAAACGCAAGTATCACGTCAAGAACTGGACGACAAGACTGTTCGCTGGCAGGCAAAAAACCAGTGGTTCGGTTCGGCGGGATACGAGGAAGTCACCAGCTTTGCACTAGGGCTGCACCAAAAACTAGTCAACTCCGGGGTTGATCCCCGCTCTGACGAATACTTCGAGCGCATTGATGCTCGCATGAAGTCCACGTTCCCCGAAGTTTTCGGTGGTTCTGACGACAAGCCAAAATCCGGCGACAGCTCCAAGCGACCTACCTCGGTTGTGGCTCCGGCGACTCGTTCGACTGGTGCACGCAAAGTCCAGTTGACTCCCACGCAGGTTGCGTTGGCGAAAAAATATGGATTAACCCCGCAGCAATACGCTGCTGAAGTAGCAAAACTGGAGAAATCGAATGGCTGAAACAATTAACCGGAACCCTCGTGCTCTTGAGGCACGCGACAAAACGACTCGTTATGTGTATACACCTGCGAGTGCACTGCCTGATCCAACCCCTGAACCCGGTATGGTGTATCGCTGGATTGCGACTCACGTACTTGGCGAAGCACAAAACACGAACGTGTCTACCAAGATGCGTGAAGGTTGGGAACCGGTCAAAGCAGTCGACCATCCCGAGCTTATGCTTGAGGGTAATGCGAAAACTGGCAACGTCGAACTCGGCGGTCTCATGCTCTGCAAGATGCCCCGTGAACGTGCGCAAGCCCGTGATGAGTATTACGCCAAACAAGCGCAAGCCCAGATGGAATCTGTTGATAACAGCTTCATGCGAAACAATGACTCGCGGATGCCACTGTTTGCGGAACGTAAGTCCACAACCAGTCGCGGAAGCGGTTTTGGTTCTGGTTCAAAGTAACAAGGAGTCCTTAAATGGCAACTACAGCTTCTCCCTACGGTCTGAAACCCGTAAACCGTATCGACGGCATGGCATATGCTGGCGCTACTTCTCAGTTTCTGATCGACCCCGCTGGCGAAGCGACTAACCTGTTTTACGGTCAAGTCGTTATCATCGGTGCCGACGGTTACATTGCTCTGTCAACAGCCACTGGCGCTGACTTGACTACCAACAACCTTGGTGGTTCTGGTCTGGGTGCTATCGGCGTGTTCGTCGGTTGCTCTTACATCAACGCTCAAGGCCAGCAAATCTACGGTCAGTACTACCCCTCCGGCACAACCGGCGTGGTGACTGCATACGTGGTGACTGACGACAGCGTGACTTTCCAAGCTCAACTGGACGGCGCTGCTGACCAGTCCGATCTCGGTGCCAACACTTTTTTCGCAGCCGTTCAGAGCACCAGCACTGGTTCTACCCAGACTGGCAACTCGACCAGCGCGTTGGAGTCCACCACTCAGACCGCCGCTGCCGCGTTCAAAATCATCGGCTTTGCATCCCCTGTGACTGACGCTTACCCAGACGTTCTGGTGAAGTTCAATCCGGGCGCACACGTCTTCTCTAACGCCACCGGCATCTAAGGAGTAACTCACCATGGCTATTTCACGCGCACAACTGCTCAAAGAGCTGCTCCCCGGTCTGAACGCCTTGTTCGGTTTGGAATACGCACGCTACGGCGAGCAACACAAAGAAATCTACGAAACAGAGAAATCTGAGCGTAGCTTCGAAGAAGAAACCAAGCTGTCCGGTTTTGGCGCTGCTCCTGTCAAGAACGAAGGCTCCGCCATCGCTTATGACAACGCGCAGGAAGCCTTCACTGCACGCTACACCCACGAAACCATCGCTTTGGGCTTCTCCATCACTGAAGAAGCTGTGGAAGACAACCTGTACGACAGTCTGTCTGCCCGCTACACCAAGGCTCTGGCTCGCGGTATGGCTTACACCAAGCAAGTTAAAGCTGCTTCGGTGTTGAACACTGGCTTTGCTGGCACCGCTCTGGGCGGCGACGGCGTGTCTTTGTTCGGTAACAACTCCAGCGGCACTCGCGTTGGTCATCCTTTGGTTGGCGGTGGTGTGAACTACAACAGCCCAACCACTGGCGTTGACTTGAACGAGACATCGTTGGAAAACGCTACCATCCAGATCGCTGCTTGGACTGATGAACGTGGTCTGTTGATCGCTGCCAAACCAGTCAAGTTGATTATCCCTCCATCACTGATGTTCGTTGCCAAGCGCTTGCTGGACACCGAACTGCGTGTTGGCACTGCTGACAACGACATCAACGCGTTGAAGCAGATGGGCACGATCTCTGGTGGTTACACCGTCAACAACTTCTTGACCGACAACAACGCTTGGTTCCTGACCACAGACGTTCCAAACGGCCTGAAGCACTTCGAGCGTACTGCTCTGTCCACTTCCATGGATGGAGACTTCGACACCGGCAACGTCCGTTACAAGGCTCGTGAGCGTTATTCCTTTGGCTGGTCTGACCCATTGGGTATGTGGGGCTCTTCGGGTTCGTCCTGATAGCTTTTCCGTGCGGTCGCTTGGCTCACAGCCAAGAAGGACGGCGGTTTTGAAAAGGGGCCTTGTGCCCCTTTTTCTTTTGGTGTATATTGCCCCAACTCCCGGACTTTCCGGTGTATCTGACGGCTCCGGGCCGACGTCATGCAGACAGATACGCCTTAACCGCATGAGGAAAAAATCATGGCAAGCACTACCTTCTCCGGCCCAGTCACATCGACAAACGGCTTCATTGGCACTGTTACCGGCGCTGTTACGGGCAACGTCATCGGCAACGTCACGGGCACTGTTACAGGCAACGTGGCTGCCACAGCCGGATATATTCAGCTCCGCACAGCCACCAGCGCACAAATTGCCGCCATTGCCAACGCCGTGAACACCACAGGCAAGGCCGCTGGCACGATTGTTTTTGACACCACTCTGGGCACCCTGAAGATCGCTACCGGCGCTTTGGCTGCCAGCACTTGGGTTAACGCTGACGGCACTACTGCTGTTACTCCTTCCTAATCAACCCAAGGGGGCCGAAGCCCCTGTTTTAAAGGAGATTGATTATGACGATGCAGACAGACGTCCTAGCTGGCACGCTCATTGAGAGCGGGTTCATCTACAAGCAACGCACACGCGTCAAAGGCGTGTCGGTCAAGGGTGACGGCGCAACCGCTGGCGTTTTGAACATTTTTGACACATTAACGGCTCCCGTTTCGGCAACTTACGCCCGGACCGGAGATTTGGTCACGGTCACAAAGAACGCGCACGGTCTGCAGACCGGTGACACGGTCGGCTTGGCGTTTGCTGCGGCTTCTGGAACCGCTGCCACGAACGGCAACTACACCGTGACCAAGCTGACAGACAACACCTTCACGGTGACGGACCTCAACTCGGGGACGGTTGCAGCCCTAACTGCCTGTAGCTACGCTTCGCGCTGGATCATGACGTTCCGAATTGACGCCGGAGACGCGTACACCAACTACTGGCTCCTTCCGGGGCAAGGCATTTTGGCGCGGAACGGCATCTACCTGCAAATCACCGACCTGAACGCTGCTTCGGTGTTCTATGGCTAAGACCCCAGCATGGACGCGCAAAGAAGGCAAGTCCGAGAAGGGCGGCTTGAACGCGAAAGGGCGGGCGTCTTACAACAAGGCGAACCCCGGCAAGCCCGGCCTGAAGGCTCCCCAGCCCGAGGGCGGCAAACGCCGCGACTCTTTCTGCGCCCGCATGGAAGGCATGAAGAAGAAGCTGACCGGCGAGAAGGCCAAGAAAGACCCGGACAGCCGTATCAACAAAAGCCTGCGGGCTTGGAAGTGCTGACATGGAGATGATGTTATGGAACGCGGCACTGAGTGCGATCGTAGCGATCATGGGCTTCTTGCTTAAAGGCAAGTTTGACGAGCTGGATCGGCTCAGCATTTTGCTGAACCGCACCCGGGAAGAAGTTGCGCGTGACCACATCACGCGGGCCGAGTTCCGTGCGGACATGCAGCAGTTGCTGGACCGGTTCGACCGGCTTGAGCGCAAGATCGACAACCTGCGTGGCAGCCATGCCGTCCAGCAGTAAGAAACAAGCCGACTTCATGCGTGCGGTAGCGCACAGCCCGAAGTTTGCAAAGAAAGTAGGCGTCCCACAGTCCGTGGGCAAAGATTTTTCAACTGCGGACAAAAGCCGCAAATTCAAAGAAGGTGGCGATATGGCAACGAAAATGAACCCGGCTTTTAAAGCAATGATTGAGAAGAACAAGGCAGGCGCTAAGCCTGCAGCCAAGGGCAAGATGATGGAGCCAAAAGGCAAGCCGTTTGCCAAGGGCGGTGGCATCGAGACCAAGGGTAAGACCAAGGGCAAGATGATTACCATGAAGTCCGGCGGCAAGACCTGCTAAGCCATGATGGCCAGTCGCGGCATGGGGGACATCGCCCCCTCCAAAATGCCCAAAGGCGTGCGTAAGGCCCGCCGGGATGACACCGACTTCACGCAGTACGCTGAAGGCGGCAAAGTCAATGCGGCTGGCAATTACACCAAGCCCAGTCTGCGCAAGCGGATTGTGAGCCAAGTCAAGGCGGCCGCAACGCAGGGCACAGGGGCAGGCCAGTGGTCAGCCCGCAAAGCCCAGCTCGTGGCTAAGAAGTACAAAGCAGCCGGAGGTGGCTATCGTGACTGAGAGCAACAAAGAGTTTGACTTTAAAAAAGACGCAGATGATGCGTGGTCGCAGTTGAGTGCGTTGAATGACAAAGTAGACGAAGCCATGCTGTCCGGCGACAGGGACGCAATGAAGGCTGCAACTGCCGAGCGCGAGGCCGCACGTAATACCCTTCGCCCTCGAATAAAAGCAGGTCAGGACAAAGGATACACT